GGAATGAATCAAGCCTTGCAGCTCAAGATTGTTCAAGCCTTGCAGCTCAAGATTGGTCAAGCCTTGCAGCTCAAGATGCTTCAAGCCTTGCAGCTCGGAATTGGTCAAGCCTTGCAGCTCGGAATGAATCAAGCCTTGCAGCTCAAGATTGGTCAAGACTTGCGGCTGGCAAAAACAGCGTTTTGGCTTGCTTCAATGGCAGATGCCGTGCGGGACGCAATAGCTTAATTGCAATTGCCAACCGCAAATGGAATGGCAATGATTACGAGGTCACTGACTTTAAAGCCGGAATTGTCGACGGCGAAAAAATTAAGGCGGACACATGGTATCAATTAGTCAACGGTGAATTTGTTGAGGTGGACGATGACGAAAACTGAACTTGACCAATTCATCAATGATTACGGATTTGGCAACGAAAGTGATGTGGAAAACATCGAAATCGCTATGAATATCACGAAACTGAAAAAGGAGAAAGAAAAATGTCAACACTCTACGAAATGAGCCTTGCGGCTCAAAACTTACTTGATTTGCTCACTGATGAGGAAATTGATGAGCAGACATTCAATGACACGCTCGAAGCTATGGGAACGGCTGAAAAAGTCGAAAACACATGCAAAGTCATCGGTTGTTTAACTGCCGATGTTGAAATGTTCAAAAAAGAAATCGAGCGTTGTCAGAAACGAAAAAAAGCGATTGAAAACAACATCAAGTGGCTTAAAGAGGCTTTACTCAATTTCTACATCTCGAGCGGCGAAAAACAACTCAAGGTAGGTACATTCACTGTATCGAGCCGGAAAAGCCAAGCGGTAGAAATCACAAATCCCGATTTAATTCCGTCCGAATTTGTTGTTTTTGAGCCGACCGTTAACAAGTCGGAAATCAAAAAAAGACTTACAGCAGGCGAGAAAGTCCAAGGAGCAGAATTGACGAAAAGGGTAAGCGTGCAGATAAGATGACATATGAGGAATTGGAAATCGTTAATCAATCGATTAACACGACCGACATAAAAGGCAAGGCTTACGCGGAAGTCAACGAACGCGTCAAAGGCTTCCGCCGCCTATTTCCCAACGGCTCAATTTCAACTCAATTGATGTCGATTAATGAGTCCGACAATGGCAAGGTTTGCGTTTTTTTAGCTACTGTTGCCGACGAAAACGGCAAAACTCTTGCAACCGGCACTGCATATGAAAAAGAAAATTCGACTTATATTAACAAGACATCATATATCGAGAATTGCGAAACCTCTGCCGTCGGCAGGGCTTTGGGTTTCCTTGGAATCGGAATCGACACATCGATAGCATCGAGTGAGGAAGTTCAAAACGCTATCGCCAATCAAACGGTTACACCGAAAGGCACTCAAAAAGAGCAAGAAACGGCAAAGGCTCAAAGAAAGCAAGACGAGGTGGACGCTCACAAATACGCGGCTTGTCTTGCAAATATAAGTGACAAAACGGCGGATGAATGGCTTGCGAAGGCAGAAGAAAAATATAAAACGCCGAACGCAATCGCAAAATGCTTGCTGAAGTGGTTCGTAGCTAAGTCAAAGGAAACCGAGAAAGCGGGCTCAAATGGATAAATTCAAATGTCAAATCACGAATCTGTCAAGAGATTTTGCGTCGGGTCAGGCGGTTGTCACAATGACCGCCGAACCGTCGGTCTTGCCGGCGTTAGAACAGATTTGCAATAAAGATTTGAATTGCAAATTGACCAAATTTTCAAAAAGCCGCAGCTTAGATTCAAACGCATATCTTTGGGCGTTAATTTCAAAATTGCAAGCTGCATTGTCAAAAAACGACCCCCATATCACCAAGGACGAGATATATGTTAACTATATCCGCCAATATGGGCGGTCAATTGAATATCAAATTCCAAACGATGCAGTTAATGCTATGACTGCCGTTTGGGGGGCATATGGACTCGGTTGGTTCGCCGAGAAAATCGACGAGGGAAGCGCCGAAAACACATCAATCATTCGTTTCTATTATGGTTCGAGTTGCTACTCCCAAAAGCGAATGACGCGGCTTATAGAGGCAGTTGTGACCGACTGCAAGGCTCTCGACATCGAAACGCGCACGCCCGACGAAATAGTCGAACTAAACGCACGGATTTCGTCCTGCTGTACAAGGTGGGGTGATAAAAACGGATAGTATCTTACAAAAGGACAAAGAGCACTGCTTTCTCTGCGGAGGCTCAGCTCGTTATAATGACCCACTTGACAAGCATCATGTGTTCAACGCGAGCAACCGGAATAAGTCGGAGCAATACGGCTTGACCGTCTACCTACATCATAACTCGTGTCACTGCTTCGGAACAAAAAGCGCTCACAAAAATCAACAAACAGCTTTAAGCTTAAAGCGATATGCGCAATCAATCGCAATGAAACGCTACAGCTGGAGCATTGACGATTTTATCGAGATATTCGGAAAAAATTATATTTAAGGAGAATAAAAATGAATGTAATCACATTAATAGGCAGGCTCACATATGAGCCTGAAATCAAAACAACAACAAGCGGCTTGCCGGTTATGAAATTTCAGCTTGCCGTCGACCGCAACTATCAAGCGAGCGGTCAGGAGCGAAAAACCGACTTCATCGACTGCCAAGCTTGGCGTCAAACTGCGGAGTTTATCCACAGATATTTTCGCAAAGGCTCGATGATAGCTATTGAAGGCGAACTTCAAACAGCAAATTACACAGCAAAAGACGGAAGCAATCGCAAAGCGGTCACAGTTGTTGCAAATCGCGCTTTTTTCTGTGGTAGTAATAACAATGCCAATAATGCCCAAAATGACAACACAGCCGCTCCTGTGCCGTCATATTCCACAGCTGATAACAGCGACTTTGAGGAAATCATCGACGATGACGATGATTTGCCGTTCTGATGGAAGGGTGGATTAAGCTCTACCGCAAGCTTGTCGATTGGGAGTGGTATGACGAGCCAAACACGAAGATTGTGTTCATCGACCTTCTGCTACACGCCAATCACAAGGAGCGGAAGTGGCGAGGAGAGACGATTGAGGCAGGCTCACTTGTGACCTCAATCGGAGCGATTGCCGAGCGAAACGGCTTGTCAACAAAACAAGTGCGAACGGCTATCGCACACCTGGAAAAAACAGGCGAGATTGCCAAAAAAAGGGCAAGTAAAAATACTACCTTAATAGTGCTTAATTACAAGCGTTATCAAGAATTTGACGACAGCAAAGGGCAACTAAAGGGCAATCAAACGGCAAATGAATGGCAAGAAAGCGGTAATCAAATGGCAATCAATGGACAAATTGAGGGCAAACAAAGGGCAACAAACAAGAATGTTAAGAAGGTTAATAATATAAATAATGAGAGAAATAACCTACCCCCTATAAGTGTGACGCCCGATTTGAGCAAATTCAGCGATGATGAACGAGCCGAAAAATGGCTCGATACAGGATTGACGATTGCTCAATATCTATGGCTTGGCGAACATCTTAACGACGACGTGTTAGTCGGCTATATTAGCAAAGTCAAACAATATGGCGTTCAGGACGACCGCAAATTTGAAAAAATAATCAAATGGGCACGAGAGGACAGCAGACTGATTTGAAATTTGAGAAAATTGAAAGGAGCTTAAAAATGACATTGAATGCCAATCAAGCAAATATCGTTGCAATGTTGAAAAATTCGCGTCATTCGGTAACTGCAAAGGAAATCACCGAACGATACGGCATATCGGCTCGACAGATTCGCTACGAGATAGCAGACCTTCGATATAAGGGATATATCATCGACAGTGGACCATACGGCTACCGCCTTGCGAGAACAAGAAATGAGGCTGAACGCTGTATCTCAAGACTGAAAGCCTCAGCCAAAAGCATTGACGAAATAGCCGAAATAATGAGCGTCTATTCAGCGTCACTACCGGCAGAAAGGATATGAACAATGGGCAAGACAAGCAGGAATAAGGGCAAGGTCGGTGAAAGAGAGCTTGCAAAAAAATTGAGAGAGCTTGGATTTGATGCCCGGCGCGGACAGCAGTACTGCGGTGCAAACGGTGACGCGGATGTTGTCGGCTTACCAAACATTCACATCGAGTGCAAGCGAGTTGAGGCACTGAGGCTATACGATGCCATGGCACAAGCTACACACGACAGCAAAGAAGGCGAACTACCTGTCGTAATGCACCGAAAAAATAACAGTGAATGGGTTGCAATTTTGAAATTGACCGACTTCATTGAAATATATAAAGAGTCAAATTTTTGTGAGGTGAGCGAATGAAAATATTAATAGCTTGCGAGGAGAGTCAACGAGTCTGCTGCGCATTTCGTACAAAGGGGCACGAGGCTTATAGCTGCGATGTTGTCGATTGTTCCGGCGGACATCCTGAATGGCACATCAAGCAAGATGTGCTGCCGTTGCTTAACGGCGATTGTGAATTCAAAACTTGCGACGGAGCAAAGCACGATATTAAGGGTCAATGGGATATGATTATTGCCCATCCGCCATGCACTTATTTAACTGTTACTGGTAATCGGTGGTTTAATGTTGATAGATACGGCGATAAAGCTTTACAACGAATTGAAAAAAGAAAAATGGCTATTGATTTCTTTTATCAATTTGTTAATGCTGACTGCTCTAAAATCTGTATAGAAAATCCTGTTGGTATCATTAATTCATGTTACAAAAAACCTGACCAAATCATTCAACCGTATATGTTTGGCGAATCTGCCGAAAAACGCACTTGTTTGTGGCTTAAAGAATTGCCTAAGCTTTTACCAACTAATGTAGTCTTACCGCCTCCCAGAAAACAGTATAAAAGTGGTAAGTCAATGCCAGAATGGTATGCTGAAGCTTGGAAGCTTCCAAAAGATGAACGCAGTAAGTTGCGCAGTATGACTTTTCCCGGTGTTGCTTATGCTATGGCAGAGCAATGGGGATAAGCAGAAGCAAAGCTAAAGGAGTTGAATAAAAATGAGCAAATATGATATAAAAGCCGTGGTCTGTGATTATGGGATTTATGAAAATGATGAACTAAAAATCATTGTTAATTCACAAGCAAACGCTTTGTTAATCAAATATGTTCTTGAACAAGATTTGCAACACAAAGTTGTTATTGCAGATTTGTTAGAAAAAACGAGCAAGAAAAAGCGTAAATTTAGAGCAATGACCTACAAAGAACATTGCAAATCTCTATGCTTGATTTGCGAAAATTGCGTTTTTGCTCCAAATTGGGCTGATAAGTATTACAAACATATATGCCCGATTCGGAATAAAAGTTCTAATGATTTTGACAAGCCTTGCAAACTGCCAAACGGCAAATACATATTGATTGAGGTAAAACAATGAAAGATACAATAGAATTATTGATTGATTTATCAAATGCAAATCGAACTATTAGGAAGCAGGAAGCCACTATTAAAGAATTACAAAATAAGATTTCTGCTTATAAAGAGGAAATGAACAGAAAGAATGAAAAATTACTGTGGTATGCACAGGAAAGAGCAAAATTTAAAGAGGCTTAGGAAGAAAGTAGAAACAGCGGTGCAAATCTTTTAGTTAAACAAATAGTTGACGACATTGTGGAGAGCGGTGTAATTGATTTGGAGGTGAAAGAATAATGGCAAATAGTAAAGTATCTTTTGTATTCGGAGCGTTGAGTGATGAATTTAGCACTCAGTTAAAAAAGCAAGGTTATGAATTAAGAAACAAACAAACGTGGAATAAAGCCGTGTTTTCGACAGTGTATTTACACATACATGATATTTTAACTGATTCAAGATATGATGAATGTTTGAAAAGAATTATCGAAAAATCAAAGGTTGATTGGTTTGAAAGTGAGGTGGAAGCATGACAACGCAAGAGGTAAAAAACAATTTTGTTCAAAATTTAGCTGAAAACGCTTATATTAATATGTGTTCGGCAGAAGAAATGAAAATTGCCATAGAAGCACTTGAAAAACAAATACCGTGCAAGCTTGCACCAAAATCAAGTAACAAAGTTGAATTGCCTGTTTGTGGTAAATGCAACAGTATTATGGATTTAATGCAAGGCGAATTGAACTATTGCCCTGAATGTGGACAGAAAATAGATTGGAGTGAGAACAATGCACAAATTCAAAAAAATTGTAAGTAAAAAAGTGGACGGTGAAAATTATTATTCTATTCATTATCTCGATGAAACTGACGGTGAAATTCATATAGGATTTTCTTCAAGTAATCTCGATGTTATTAGTGATTTTCTAAAAGAATTTTTCATTAAAAACAATGACGACCAAAAGAGACACGCTCATTTGATAATACAATATGATATGGGCGAACCTGTTGGGGCAATATGTTCTAATTGCGAAAGCGAAATCGGTTATGATAGAAACGGTTATTTTTCAGAAATGGACGAATTATATTGTCATAATTGTGGTTGTAAAATGGACGAGGTGACAAACAATGACGATTGAAATCAGTGAACAGCGGACAAAAGAGGGCTATGAAATAACATTTTTCACAGACCATAAACCGCTCCTTAGAAAAGCAAGAATATTACTTGATGAATTATCAAGTAAAGAGTTGAAAGAAATAACGGCTATGTACTGTCTTAATGAAATAAAGGAGCAAAGTAAAATATGAACATTATGTTAGACAGCGCGGCTTTTATGCCAACAAGAGGACACTCAACAGACGCAGGACTTGACTTGCTCTCGCCGCGTGATGTTATTGTTCCGGCAAGAGGAAGTGCCATAATCAACACAGGCATTCATGTTGAACTTCCGAGCGGCACAGCAGGCTTTTTGATTTCAAAAAGCGGCTTGAATGTTAAGTACGGAATCACAAGCGAGGGCGTTATTGATGTCGGCTACACCGGCTCAATCGTTTGCAAATTATACAATAATTCAAGCGATGATTACCAAATCAAGTGCGGCGACAAAATCACGCAGCTTGTCATTGTAAAGATTGAAACGCCAAATATAAACATTGTTGATAAGCTCGATGAAACGGAACGCGGTGAGGGCGGTTTTGGAAGCACAGGTAGGTGATATGATGAAAGCGAGCGAGTTTCTCAAAAGGTATATGAATATGTCGCATGAAATCAGCGTCAAATGCGACGAAATTGCTAAACTGCGAAGCTTGGCGGAGAAAATGACACAGAGCTTGTCGTTCACAGGGGGCGGCGAAAGCGGCGGTTTTGTCGCTCCACTTGAAAAAATAATCGTGCTTGAAAAGCAGATTGATAGTGAGGTTGAAGAGCTTATGAGCGTCAGAGCAGACATCGAAAGCGTGGTCGGCGAAATCCGAAATCCACTCTATAAAATGATTATATGGCGCAAATACATCATAGGTGAGCGATTCGAGGTAATAGCCGATAAAGAAAGCTACACCTTTCAGTACATCAAAAACGCCCATAGTCAAGCGCTTAAGGTTGTTGACGGCATTTTAAATTCAAAAGGAGATTTGAAATGAATAACGAAAAAGTAAAAACAGCGATAGAACGCTTGAAAGCCTTTGAGCCTGCTGATGAGCCTTATTACCTCTGTTACAGCGGTGGAAAAGACAGCGACTGCATTCGTATTCTTGCTGACCTTGCAGGAGTTAAGCACGATATAGTTTATAATCTTACAACCGTTGATGCGCCAGAAACAGTACGATATATCAAGTCAATTCCAAATATTCAAATTGAAATGCCTAAATACTCAATGTGGCAGCTTATTGAAAAAAAGAAAATACCGCCTACAAGGCTAGTCCGTTATTGTTGCAGTGAACTGAAAGAAAAAGGTGGAAAAGGCAGAGTTAAGGTTACAGGAGTTAGGTGGGCGGAGAGCGTAAGTAGAAAGCAAAATGGCGGTGTTGTAAAAATAATCGGTAAACCTAAAACGACAATCGCCCTTGCAGAAGAATTACAAGCGGAATATGAGCAGAGTCCAAAATCCGGAATAATTCTTAACACCGATAATGACGAAAGTCGCCGAATGGTGGAACAGTGTTACAGGACAACTTCAACGCTTGTTAACCCTATCATCGATTGGACTGATGACGATGTGTGGGACTTTTTAAATTACTACGGTTGCAAATCAAATCCATTATATCAGTGCGGGATGAAGCGTATCGGATGCGTCGGTTGTCCTATGCGGGGCGGTAAAGGTATGAAGTCCCAATTCATTCGTTTCCCAAAGTATCGTGATAACTATTTAAGGGCGTTCGGTCGAATGCTTAAAGCGAGAGAAGCAGCAGGACTTACGAATAAAGTAGGTTGGAATAGCCCCGAAGCTGTAATGATGTGGTGGGTCGGCGATAATCCATTGCAGATGAGATTTGAAGTGCCTGAATATTTGAGGTAAAAAATAAGTAAAAATGTTACCAAATGTTATGGAATGTTACCAAAAAAAGTGGTAACATATATAATGTGATAGATTGATAGAGGACATCACACACAGATATTACAGTTTTCATTTTTTACCTTTTTTTTTATTCTCCTTGACGGCGGCACAAAGCGTGTCGCCGTTTCTCGTTGGTGATTATATGAATTTGAAAGACACAACATTAAGAATAGAATATATCCCTATTGGGGAATTGACGCCGAACAAGAAAAACGCAAGGGCTCACCATGCAGACGACATTCAATGCATTAAGAATAGTATTGAACAATTCGGAATGTGTGACCCTATAGGCGTTTGGGGCGATGATAATATCATTGTTGAAGGACAGGGAAGATTGCAAGCCCTTAAGGAACTTGGCTACACTGAGGTGCCGACAATAAGGCTTGACTTTCTTAGCGATGAGGAGCGCCGAGCTTACGGCATAGCTCATAACAAAACAGCCGAAAACAGTTCGTGGAATTTTGAAAATCTTAACGCAGAAATGTCCGATTTAAGCGTTGACTTTGATTTTAGTAACTTTGGCTTTATATCGAGTGATGACGGCGATGATGATTATGACGATTATAAAGAAATCACAGACGAAAAGCCGAACGAAAGAATCAGAACAGTAAACTCATATAACTTACAGCTTTACGATGAGGAGCGTGCCGTCGGCAAATATCAAATGCCGCTAATTGACAAATCACAAATCATCCCCAATGAATTAATTGGGTTTAACTATATGAAGTCGACGCAGAACCACAATGTCGGCATTCACTGCTTTATCGATGACTATCAGTTTGAAAGGTTGTGGAATAGTCCACAACTATACATTGACGATATTTTGAAATTCGACTGCATATTGACGCCTGACTTCTCCCTATATATGGATATGCCGTTGGCAATGAAAATATGGAATGTCTACCGTAGCAGGCTGTTGGGTCAGTTTTGGCAAGATTGCGGAATGGAAGTCATTCCGACAGTCTCATGGGCAGAGCCGGCAACATATGAGTTTTGTTTCGACGGCATTCCACAAAATTCGGTTGTTGCTGTTAGCACAATAGGCGTTAAAAAGGGCGAAAGCCTTGCGATATGGAACGACGGAATGCAAGAGATGATTAAGTGCTTAAAGCCTCAAACAATACTTGTTTACGGCGGAAAACTCGATTTCGATTATGGCGGCATTGATGTTCGATATTTCGACAATCAAGTTACAGAACGAATGAAAAAGTTGAAAGTTGGTACTAATGGGCGGTAGAGGTGCAAGCAGTGGAGTTTCAAATAAAAATAATAAATACGGCTCACAATATCACAGCGTGTTGACTCATGGTAATATAAAATTTGTTGTTAAAAATGACAGACATTCGGAATCTTTGTTGGAAACAATGACAAAGGGAAGAATTTATGTTAGAGTTGGCGGTAACGATATTTTACAAATTACATATTTTGATAAAGATAATAAAAGGTCAAAAACGATAGATTTGAATCACAGGCATAACAATCTGCAACCGCATGTTCATCATGGTTATGCACATAATGAACTTGACGGAGCAAATGGTGCTACACGATTAACACCAAGAGAAGAAAAAATGGTTGACGATGTAAGAAAAATATGGTACGATTATAAAGACAAGTGATAGTTTAAGCATAGGAGAACCGGTCATCGTGCCGAAGTCCCGGTGCAAATCCGGGTGCTTGTCATTTTTTATAACTTTTTAAAGACACCATACGGTGCCTTTTTTTATTTCAGCAAAAAAGGAGTGATTCTATGGGCGGCAGAGGCGCAAGAATGAATATAGGTGAGAAACACGAACCAACTATTCTTGAGAAAATGAAGGCATCAGCAAGAAGAAGTGCTGAATTGCGTCGAATTGCGATTGAACAAGGACTTACAGACTATGAAGACGATGAATTTGGAGTGCATTGGTACAACAACGGCGGGCATTGGGATACTAAGCCGGTGGAAATGTCAAAGGTGCTCGGATTCCAAAAAGGGAAAAACAAGAAAGAAACGCTTATAAATGAGGTTGAATATTACACGAAAGTGAAATTAGAGAACGAAAAAGGCTCTTTGAACACAAAGCGAAATGTTTTATACACTAAAATTCCATTGAATAAAAGGAACACCATTATTCCGCTTCTGCAAAAAAGAGGCGTAACGCTCAATGCACACGCCAACGGTTACTACTTCCTTGATTTGACCAAATATCGCGGCTAATGGAGGTGAATTGAATGCCGAAGGGCAATATTAACAACTTAACAGCTAATAGCCTTCCGGCAGAAGTTCGCCGAGAGAACGCCCGAAAGGCAGGAATTGCAAGCGGCAAGGCTAAACGCAAGCGCAAAGAGATGAGAGAACTTGCCGAAGCCTTGCTTGAAGTTGGAATTCACAACGGCAGGGTGCAGGATGTCAAGAGCCTTGACGATGTTAACAATAAGAATGTAAGTGTAGCCGCCGCAATATTGCTTGCACAGATTAAAAAAGCAATTCGAAACGGCGACACACGAGCGGCGGAGTTTATCCGCGACACGGCAGGACAAAATCCGTTGAATATTCCGCCGACGGTCGAGGAGAGCACAAGCGACGGCTTCATTGAGGCGATGAACGAGGCAGCAGGAGGCATTGAATGGGACGACAGCAAGTAGCTTTTCAATTTACACCTTTTTCTGTCAAGCAAAAAAAGGTTTTGACTTGGTGGTGCGAAAAATCGCCTATGAACAACAAGGACGGCATTATTGCAGACGGAGCAATAAGAAGCGGCAAAACCCTTGTAATGTCCTTGTCTTATGTTATATGGGCAATGGAAAACTTTAACGCTCAAAATTTCGGAATGTGTGGCAAAACAATTGCGTCGTTTAGGCGCAATGTTTTGTCTTTTCTTTTGCTCGTGCTTAATGGCAGAGGCTATAAGACCGATTACAGACGAACAGATAACCGCTTAACGGTTACCAAGGGAAGCGTTTCCAATGACTTTTGGATTTTTGGCGGTCGCGACGAAAGCTCACAAGACCTTATCCAAGGAATGACGCTCGCAGGCTGTTTATTTGACGAGGTTGCGCTAATGCCGCAATCGTTTGTTAATCAGGCAACGGCGAGATGTTCGGTTGACGGCTCAAAGTTTTGGTTTAACTGCAACCCCGAAAATCCCGAACATTGGTTTAAAAAAGAATGGGTTGACAAAACAAAAGATAAAAACATCCTTTATTTACATTTCACGATGAACGACAACTTGTCTTTAAGTGAAAAGGTAAAAGAACGCTATCGTTCGATGTATGAGGGTGTTTTTTACGACCGATTCATTAAGGGGTTATGGGTAGCAGCTCAAGGGCGCATATATACAACCCTTGACAAGGACAACATCATTGATGCTGCAGAATGGAACAGGACGGCGCAGGGCGGCTTTTCTCACCCTATGCGTAATAAGGTTATGCTTGCCACAATTGGCGTCGATTTTGGCGGCAACGGCTCGGCGACAGCGTTTGATTTGACGCTCATAACACAAGGATTTGACGAGCTTATTGTTGCCGACGAAGTAAAAATAAAAGAAATGATAACGCCGACCGAATTGGAACGGCGTTTTATTGATTTTGCAAAAAAGTGTGTAAATGACTATCCGCAATTGCACACAGTCTATTGCGATAGCGCAGAGCAAGTACTCATCAACGGCATAAGGAACGCCGTTGTAAAAGCGAAGCTCCCCCTTGCTGTTAAGAACGCACGAAAAGGTCCGATTATCGACAGAATCAGGGCAGGGGCAAGCTTAATCACGCAAAAACGAATGTTGTTTGTGTCGAGCTGCAAAGAAACCTATAGCGCGTTTAATGAGGCACTTTGGGATGACAAGCATGTTAAAACGGAGAAATCCGTCGACCAAAGGCTTGACGACGGCAGCACGAACATCGACAACATCGACGCGACCGAGTATAGTTTTGAGCCATACATCAACGGCTTAATGAGGTTAAGGAATTAATGAATAAACAAGTTATCGATTTTTTAAAAAACAAAGGGCTTAAGATTGAACAGCCGGCAAACATCGACGCAGAGTTGAGGCTGTGGCGTGAGTGGTATGTCGGGGATGTTCCGGGATTTCACAAATATAAAGTGTATCAAGGCAAAAAGACCGTACAGCAGGTAAGGAAATCGCTCGGAATGGGTGAAACAGTCTGCCAAGATTGGGCAGACTTAGCAATAACCGAGAAGGTAGCAATTTCTTGCAGTGACAAGAGATGCGAGAAGAAGCTCGACAAAATCCTAAAGGCTGCAAAATTTTTTACCGCAGGCAATCAATTGTTTGAACGCAGTTTCGCGCTTGGCGGCGGCTTTTTCATTGAGTATTTCGACGGCGAAAAAATCAATATTAAATATGTCACGCAGGACAGAATGATACCGATTACATTCAAGAGCGGCGCGTTGATTGAGGCAGCTTTCACGAGCGAGCAAATCATCGGCGGTCAGCCTTATGAATATATAGAGGTCCACACACTTGATGACAACAACGAGTATGTGATTGACAACTATTTGTTGTCGAATAAGAACAAAAAACTTGTTGAAGTAAGTAAAGACTTTTACAAAAAGCACAAATTGTTGGAAAAATTCGAAACACATTCAAAAACGCCAAAATTCCAAATGGTTAAGCCAAACAAGGCACGAAAAAACGACCCAAACAATCCGTACGGCGTTAGTGTGTTCAGCGGTGCAATTGATGTGTTGAAGTCAATCGACAATGAATATGACTCACTTGACAACGAATTTACGCTTGGCAGGAAGAGGGTTTTCGTTTCTGACGGCGTCGCAAGGTTCAATGTTGACCCGAACACAGGCGAAACACTCCCGGTGTTCGACCCGAACGATACAGCGTTTTATCGTTTGCCTGACGACAACAGCGGTAACGATTTGCCAATTATCGAGAGTAACATGCAATTGAGGGTGACCGAGCACGAGGCAGCATTGCAGACGCAACTTAATTTGCTCGGGCAAAAATGTGGCTTCGGCGAAAATCATTACAAGTGGAATCATGGAAATGTCACGACAGCTACACAGATTATAAGCGAAAATTCAAAGGAATTTAGGACTTTGCGCAAACATGAAAATCTTTTGAATGATGCAATTGTGACAATGTCACGCGCATTGCTTGAAATGCAAGAGCAATTCATCGGTGACATCACCGTTCCCGACGATTTAGCTATTACGGTCGATTTTGATGATTCAATCATCGAGGACACAACCGAAAAACGGCAAATGGCTTTGACCGATTACAACGCCGAGCTTATAAGTGCGCAAGAATATTATCGCCGCGTTTACGGCTTTGACGACAAAAAAGCGGAGCAATACGCAAAACAAATGCAAGACGAGAGAAATGCGGAACTTGCTTGGCGAAATATCGAGGAAGAGCCTCCGCAGGAGTAATTAAATGCTTACAGATAACGAAGTCAGCAAGTTAATTGACCCGATATGCACGATATATCAGCAGATTGAATATGATTTGATTGTTGACATCGCAAACCGCCTTGCAACATATGACAAGGCGGACGGTGTGCTTGAATATCGGCTCAAGAAATTACAAGAATTTCAAAAAATTACCCCCGAATTGTTAAAAATATTTGCCAAATACAGCGGCAAAAGTGAAGCAGAGATTAAGAAACTTATCACAGAGGCGCAGGGGCTTAATATTGACCTTGAGCCGCTTACAACGGCATATGACCGCGATATTATAGCCGTTGACCCTGTTGTTGCAATGCAAAGCCCTATATTGCGTGAGATTGCCGAATTGAGCTATAAGGATTTAACAAAGACTTTTAGCCTTATCCAAACAAAGGCGGTCGAAAGTGCCAAACAGGCATATATCAACACGCTTAACACGGCTTATGTCGAAGTCGCAAGCGGCAATTATAGCTTGCAAGAAAGCCTTAAAAAAGGCTTGCAGAGAATGGCACGGCGAGGTATCACAGGCGCGACATATAAGCGCAAGAACGCGGACGGCAGCTATACATACACGGAGTACAGTATTGAGGGGGTCATCAGGCGTGACACAGTCACCGCTGTTCATCAGCTTGCAAACAAAAGCTCGTTACAACTTGTAAAAGAAATTGGGGCAGATTATGTTGAAATATCCTCGCATTTGGGGGCAAGAACGCACCCGACAAATCCGATAGCGAATCATGCAGGATGGCAGGGCGGCATTTTCAAAATTGAGGGACACGACAAAAAGCATCGAAACCTTAAAGAGGCGACAGGCTATCCCGATGATATATTAGGCTTGGGCGGTGTAAATTGCCGACACAGGATGTTTGCATTCATTCCCGGCATAAGCAAGCCGAATCCGATTAAATACGGCGATACAGAGGAAAACAAGCGCATATACAAAGCCACGCAGGAGCAGAGGCTCAAAGAGCGCCAAATCCGAAAACTAAAAAAGGAAATCGCTGCAATCAAGCCATTAGGCGACAAAGACGCAACGAAAGCCTTGCAAATCAAGTTGAAAAACAGACAAGCCGAGTTGCAGGCGCACTGCGACAAATACGGCTTAAAACGCGATTACAGCCGCGAGCTCGTGCAAGAACAAGTTAAAAAAATACAATAAATCATAAATATAAAAGCACCTTTTTGGGGTGCTTTTGTTATCCCGAAGCGAAAGGAAAAATTAAACCGATGAAAAAAGTATTTATCAGCCAACCGATGGCAGGCAAAAAGAGCAAAGAAATTATCAGTGAACGAGAAAATGCTCTCATAGCATTGAAAAAACTTTTTAACGAGCCGCTCGAGATAGTAGAAAGCTATTTTTTTGACAACGAAAAAGCACAACCACTTGAATGCTTGGGCAAATCTATTCAGCTTATGGCAAAGGCAGATATTGCATATTTTTGTCAAGGTTGGGAGAATGCGCGCGGTTGCAAAATCGAACACGAATGCGCAAAGCAATACGGCATTGCAATTATCGAGGCTTAATATGCATAAAGACGATTATTTTGTTATTGTTTATCAAGTTTTAAACTATTTGTATAAACAGTTAAAAAACGGAAAGCCGACAGTTGACAGTCACAGCGTTGTAAAAGCAATAAAGCCACATATAAAGGCTGATTATTGGCTGTATATCATTCACAGCTTGTTTGACGGACAATATATAACCGGCAAAGAGGTGAAGCACCGATATATCGGTGCTGACCCTGTGATTGACGATTATGAGGTTACCGTTTTAAAGATAACACCGAAAGGTATTGAATATTTGCAAAGTAATGCAATGATTGAAAAAGCGAAAAAATGCTTAAACGCACATATCTAAGCACAATGGAATAATTTCCATTGTGCTTTTATTATGCCTTTAATTCCGTGCTATTCCGCAGAATTAATAAATTGAATAATTAGGACAGACACAAACGGCGATATAAGTCGTCGCAAGTGCCTGTCTTTTTTATTGCCCTGAGCAAGGCGTTAAACTGCTCATTTGCCCTGAACGCGGCATATAAACCGTTCGCGTGCCCTGAGTATGGCAAATAAAGTGCTCGGGTTGCCGACGGCAAGGCATATAAAACAGCCCTACACCAGCGGAGACACCGCATATAAAAACAAAGGAGCAGAAGAATGGATATTGAAATCCTGAAAGACAAACTGAACGAGGACACATTCAAGATGGTTAACGATGCGCTCAAGGACACAGAGGGCAAGCTCGCCGACATAAGCAAAGGCGATTTTGTTTCAAGTTCAAAATACGGCGCATTGCAGAAGCAGTATGACGACACAAAGGCGTTGCTTGATGACAAGTCGAAAGAATATGACGACTTGAAGAAAACAGCAGGCGACAACACAGCGTTACAGAATCAGATTGACAAGCTTAAAACCGACTTTGAAAATCAACGTTCCGACCTCGTGAAGAATTACGAGGCACAAATCAAAAAAAGCAAAATCGAAAATCGAATCATCAGTGACTACAAACCAAAGGACATCAACGACATTTTGCCACATTTGGACTTTGAAAAAATCAAGGTCAATGACGACGGCATTAATGGTCTTAAAGAGCAAATGGACGAACTTAAAAAGACCAAATCATATTATTTCGGCGATGATGACGGCAAGCCGAACGGCGGCGCAAGCGGTCTTGACCACGGCGGCAAGCCAAAAGATGATGAGGACGATTTCCTGAAAGGCTTTAATTCTTAATCACTGAAAGGACTAAAAAATGGCAGTAAATTACGCAGAGAAATATTCGACTAATGTCGATGAGCGCTTTTCGCAGGGCGCAAGAACAGGCGCAGCAGTAAACGCCGACTATGATTGGGACGGCACAAGTGCAATCAAGGTTTACTCGATTGACACCTCACCACTCAACGATTATCAGACCACAGGCACCAACAGATACGGCACACCCGACGAGCTCGGCAATCACACTCAGACAATGCTTCTCTCGCAAGACAAGGCATTTACATTCACAATTGACAGAAAGTCTTACGACGATACGCAGATGACGCAGGAAGTCGGCGCGGCTCTCGCAAGAGAACTTAACGAGGTTGTCATTCCATATATCGACAAGTACAGATTGCAGAGAATGACTAACGCAGTAGGCTCAAGTGCTACCGGAACAATCACCAAAACAACAGCTTACGAGGCATTTCTCGACGGACAAGCACAGCTTGACGACAACAGTGTCCCAACAGACGGCAGGGTTGCATATGTATCAAACGCATTTTATAAGATGCTTAAGCTTGACGAGAACTTCATCAAGGCGAGCGACATCGCTATGGATATGCGTATCAGCGGTCAAATGGGCGAGGTTGACGGCGTTGCAATTCTTAAAGGCACAGGCATTCTCCCCGAGAATGTTAATTTCATTATCACACACCCGATTGCAACAACAGCAGCACAAAAACTCGAGGATTACAACATCCACCAAAACCCTCCGGGCATTAACGGTTGGCTTTGCGAGGGCAGAATTCGCTTTGATGCATTCGTAAGATACCAAAAGCGCAAGGCCATCTATGTTCACGCGACAAAGGCTATCGTAGCCGACAAGTCTTGTGAACTTGACGAGAATTTACAAGCAGAGGCGTCAACCACCGGTAAGTAAGGAGTTAATCGGGAATGGATGAATTGAATTACAATTTCTATATTGAGGTGTTCAAAGGCGACGCCGTTCCCGACAACGCCGCCTTTGAAAAATTGCAAGTCGAAGCAACGGCGTTTGTTGACCGCCTTGTCTTGGACCGTTCGGCTCTTGAATTCGAGGTTATCAACAAGCGTTATAAGCTTGCAATTTGTAGTGTAATTGACGACATTTATGTTGAACAAAATCAAGGCGTTAAGTCGAGCGAGAGCGTCGGCAATCATTCTGTGTCCTATGTGACGCGCTCAACGCCCGAAATTCAAGCCAACAGAAAGAATAAGGCATTAACCTACCTTACAGGGACAGGCTTGCTCACAAGGGCGGTGTTGTGATGTTTCCGCATGATATTACGATATATCGCTATATCAATAAGCTTGACACTTATTCAACGACATATCTCAATGGCGTTTATGTTGAGCAGACACTCAACGGCTCAGTCGAGAGCAACGGCGAACAAAACAGCGGTGAAATCATCATTGTAACAAACGCCGAAAACGCCCACAGATATGAGTCGAAGCATTGGCGCGTCTTGCCGGGTGACATCATCGTAAGAGGCAGAGGCTCTGCTATATCAAGCCTTACAGAGCTTGACGAATTCTACAAGGTCACCGCTGTTACTGAAAATCTTTGCAAATCGGATGTTGACAACATCACGATAAAGGCGGTGTGACGAATGGTAACACTCGTTTACACCGTTGACGCGTCTGCGCTCGATAGCTTAGACTTCGAGCGTGTGAAACCGCAGGCGCAGAAATTTTTTTCTGATAGGCTGCTTGCCGAAAGTGACCCATATACCCCTTACGATTCGGGAATTTTGAAGAGTTCGGGGCGTGTAGTTGATGACGGCAATGCAATTGAATACGAAACGCCGTATGCACGGTATCAATATTACGGCAAGCTTATGGTCGACCAAATCACAGGCAAGGGAGCTTTTTTCAACAAGGATTATGGTTTTTGGAGTCGACCAATGGCACAGAAAAAGTTAACAGACAGAGATTTGAAGTATCAAGGCGCGCCAACGCGCGGCTCTCATTGGGTTGAGCGCGCATGGCTTGCGAATAAGGACAGTCTTATTGAATCAACAGAAAAATTCATTACAAGCGAGTTAACGAAATGAACAAAACGATAATTGAAAGCGTAAGGGAATTTATTAAAAAATGCCCCTACCTTGATGAATTTAATAATATAAATGTCGATTTTCTTTCCCCAAATGACGGCGGCTATTCTATTGACGAACAGCCGACCGAAACGATATTGACACGATACATTGACGGCAGCACGGAGCGACAATTCGTTTTCGCTTTTTCCGCGCGTTTCGCGTGGAATCAGGAACGCGAGAACAATATTAATAATAGCGGCTTTTTCGAGCATTTCCAACAGTGGCTTGAGGAATGCACCGAGAACGATGACTTGCCCGATATGCCCGACGGAATGACTCCGTTCAGCATTAAGGCGACGAGTAGTGGCTATCTTTACGGAATTGAGAATAGTCAACGCTATGCGAAGTATCAATGTCAATGTCAATTGATATATGACAAGGAGTAAAACCTATGGCAAACACAAAAATTAAGACTTCCGCCATTGCCGCATTCATCGACATTGGCGATAGCTCAACCTCACCGAAGTGGGCGAGAGTGAGAAAACAAGGCGAGTTAAAGCTCAAATATGACGGCGAAACTGAGGAGGACAAGTGGGTTGACGAAAACACCCCCTCGACATCCCTCGAGAAATACGCCGTATCATTTGAAGGTGAGCTTACTTGCTACAATGATGACGAGTTGTTCAAGTATCTTGATGCACTTCGTCAGAATAGAGCAACCGGCACAGACGCAGAGACACAATGTCTTGTCGTCTATAAATACGACACAACCGACAACGCGAAATACGCGGCAGAACTTAATCGTTGCACATTGCAATTCAGTGAGTTCGGCGGCGAAGGCGGCGGCGGTTCTGCGTCGTTGAATTACACCTGTTCATTCAACGGCGACCCGACTCTCGGAACTGCTGCATTCACAGGTGCAAGCCCGACATTTACCGCTAACAGCGCAACAGAATAATTAAATTAATAGGCGGCTTTTGCCGCCTATTTTGTTTTATGAGGTGATTTTATTCATGGAAAAATTAAATCTTGACATTAAAAAAGGATTGTACGAAATCGAGGTCAACGACAAAGGCGAGACAATCGTTTTTGATACGGAAGATATTGAGCTGCCGTTTAAATTTAATGACGCTTATCTGAAAGTCGAACAGCTTACAAAAGACCTTACACGCAAAGAGGCGTTGATTGAAAAACAGAAAGAATGTTCACACGGACTTGTCAGCAATAAGGACGAAAAAAGGCGACAACTTTACAAAGAATTCTACAAACAGATGCGCGAAGCTATGGACGAGTTCTTGGGGGCAGGCGGCGTTCAAAAAATCTTTGGCGACCGAAATTACCCGGATATGTATAACGACCTTTTTGATGCGCTTAAGCCTCACCTTGAAAAAATCGGAATTTCGAGCAAGAAATCAATCGAAAGAATCGAGCAAAAATACAGCGAATCCGATGAGGATGTCCTCGAATGACTTACCCCGAATATGTAAGAATTCGCGGCGAAAAAGTCAAAATTAAAACAGACACCAAAACAGCCCTAAAATGCTTAAAAATAGTGAATGATAACGACATCGGCGACTATGAGCGCGCCCTCGCTATCATTTACACGCTATACGGCTACATTCCGAACGACAATGAACTGTGGCAAGACTATTTAGTTCAGGCGCAGAAATTCTTGTCCAAGAACGAAAACGGCGAGAATAGCGACACAGAGCCCGACATGGACTTGATTTATGACGAGCCATATATTGTTGCTTCATTCATGAGCGATTACAAAATCGACTTGAACAAGGAAAATCCGCATTTTTGGCTTTTTTGTGACCTCATAGCAGGCTTGACAGAGCACAGCGTTTTATCTCGCGTTCGTTCACTTCGCACAATGGATGTGAGCAATTGGAGCGAGAAAGACAAACGCGAAATACTCAAAGCCAAGGAAGCCGTTGCACTGCCGCACAGACTCACAAAAGAGGAGCAGGAGTCGGAGGACATATTCGAAGCGCGCTTCAAATAAGGAGGTGAGGACATGGCAGACAACAAGATACGCATTGATGTTGCGTTTAATTCCCAAAAAGCGGAAAAAAACGCAAAAAAATTGTCAAAAGCTCTTGATGAAGTCAAGAACACAATGGCACAGACGGCAAAAACCGACCTTGATATTGACACAAAAACAGCTGAAAAAAGCGCGAAAAAGCTATCAAAGAGCTTTGATGAGGTCAAAAACTCGATGAAAGATATTTCGGGCTTAAAAATCGATGCTTCAAAAGCCGAAAAAGAATTGAAGCAAGTCGAAAAAGAACTTGAAAGGTATCAGAAAAAGCTTAACGAAGCAGAAAGCGGAAAGCTCGGGGAATATAACAAGGAATATGAGCGCATCACTTCGGGATACGAAAGTGACAAAGCAGCTGCAAGCCGAACAAAGAACAGCCAAGCGCGAAACGAGCAACTTGCGAATGCGGAAACTCTTGCCAATCAACAGATTGATAATCTCAACCAAAAATACGCAAAAGTCCTTGAAGAAACTGATTCGTATTATGTCAAAATTCAGCAATGCAAAGACCGTCAGCAAGAGTTGACCCAAGCAATTGAGCAAGCAAGAGAGAAGCAAGCGCAACAGAATGCTTTGGTCAACAAGGCAAGCGGAAATTTTGACGCTGCTAAAAAATCCGCAAACCAAACAAAAAACGAAGTTAAAAAAACAGCGAACGAGGCTCAAAGAGCGAGTAAAAAAACGCGGCAATTTTCAGGTAATATGAAAAGTTCCGAAAAAAATGCAAAAAAGACCAAAAGTCAGACGCAGAAAATCAAAAAAAATGTTTCGGATTTTTCAACTAAAGCGAAAAAATTTGCCGCTACATTAAAAAGCTCAATAAAGCCTGCCGAAAGTATGCGGAAGAAATTCACAAAAATCGGAATTGCCTTGCTTGGTGCTCGTTCTGCGTTTATGTTGTTCAAGCAGATGATTTCGTCAGCTATGGATAACAACGAGAAGTTGCAAAATCAATTAACTGCGGCGAAAGGCGTTCTCGGCGAGGCGCTTGCTCCGGCTATAAGTTTGTTGGTCAATCTGCTGAGTAAAGCCGTCACTTTCGCCGATATGATATATCAAACATTCACAGGGACGAGCTTAATCGCGAAATATAACGCTAAGCAGGCAGAAAAAACAGCGTCAGCCACAGAGGACGCGGCAAAAGCCGCCAAAGAATATAAAAATCAAATGGCGAGCTTTGATGTTGCGAATAAGTTAAGCGACAACTCATCGTTAAACAGTTCGTCGAGTGGCAACAATAGCGGCAGCAATTCGGAAAATCCGATGTTCGAGAGCGTCCCGATTGATGATTGGCTCAAAGACATTCTTGACGAATTCGAGTCAAAAGACTTTACAGGAATGGGTAAAAAAATCGCCGAAAAAATATCGCAAGGGCTTGCGGTCATCAATTGGGACGACATTAAATCTAAAGCATTCAGCGGCGGAAAATCTTTCGCCGAAGTGATTAACGGAATGTTTGCCTATACTGACAAGGACGGTCAATCCTTAAGCGAATCGCTCGGAAAATCACTTGGTGAAGCTCTCAACACAGCTGTTCAAGCAGGACTTGGATTTGTTACGACTTTCAATTGGAGCAAAAACGGAAAAGAACTCGCCAAAGGGTTTAACAAGTGGGTTGATACGGTAGATTGGGACGATGTAGGCGATTTGATTGGCGACAGCGTTAAAGGAATCCTTGAAGGTATTGATTCTTACATCAAGAACATTGACGGCGACAAAGTCGGAAAATCTCTCGGAAAAGTGATTAAAAATATTGATTGGGGAGGCATCATTATTGATTTGATGTATATCATCACCGATTCACTCAAGTTGCTTTTTGACACGGTTACCGGGCTAATGAATGAACTTGGCAGCAATCCCGATGAATTAACCGCCAAGTCAAAGAAATTTTTTAATGATTTAGCGAAATGGGCTAAAACATCACTGTTGCCGATGCTTCTATCATTTGTCAAGGCTGTTGTTTCGATAATGAAAAACGACAAAACAATCAACGAAGCAATCCTTCAAGGTCTTTACGAGGCGATATTTGGTGAGGATAGTTCAGATGAAGCCAAAGTGGCTGCAGAATGGACAAGTTTCCTCACGAGAGCGTTAAATCCTATAACGAGCGGATTTTCAATTACTGAATTCATTCGTGACAAACTGTTCGGCAAGGACAAAGACAACAATGATGACAGCAAAGAAAGCGATGATGACACTGATTTCTCATTCACGGTAGGATTGAGCGGAAAGACATATCCGAATTTTGATGATATGAAGCAGAAGTGGGACAGCATTAAGGAAAAGGGCAAAAACGCCTTAGCAACAATCAAAGGTAAGATTCAGGAGTCATTCAAGAAGCTTAAAAGTAAATGGGATTCAATCAGACAAAAAGGCAAAACCGCGTTAGCCAAAATAAGAGGCAAGATTTACGAAAGCTTCAAAAAGGCAAAAAAAAAATGGGATAGTCTCCGGAATAAGGTCAATTGGGCGACAATTAAAGGCAAACTCCATAGCTCATTCGAGAAAGCCAAAAAGAATTGGAAAAGCATAACCAATAAGGCAAACACGGTTGCAATGAAGGTGAAAGACGGAATCACCAATGCCATAAAGAAAATTTTGGCTTCACTTTGCAGTATGGTCAACAAGGTTATCGGCGTTCTCAACAAGATATTACCAAAACATATGAAAATCAGCACTGTTTCACCGCCGAAACTCGCACGCGGTGGTATCGTCAACAATCCGGGCAGAGGCGTCACGGCTACTGTCGGCGAGGCGGGAACAGAGGCAATTCTCCCGCTTGAAAACAACACAGGTTGGATGGATTTGCTTGCCGAGCGAATTGCAAACAGAATTAACGCTAACGGCGAGGTGCTGCAGACAATAATCACCCTCGACGGCGAAACAATCGCAAAGAAAATATCGCAAGTTAACGGTAGGCGTAATATCAGAATGAATGGGGGCGTTGTATAATGGCTGTGCTTTATATTAAAAACGGCGGCGCAAGCGTTACAATCAAAGGCAGAACTTACGCAAAAGGCGAATATGTCCCAATCCCCTACATAAAGAACGATTACAATGTTAGCCACGAGAAGTTGTGGGGCAGTGACGCAGGCAGAACGATGAGCGGCGACTATAAAGGCACAATCGTCGGCATATTCCCTAAAATAACCGCGAATATCAGCGGCACAAAGCTCAATTATAAGGATGTTGAGGGGCTTATGCAGTTGTTGAGTCAAACATCCGCCTCGTGCAAATTCTATGACGCGCAAACCGCGTCGATGAAAACGCAATCGTTCTATTTCGATAGCGTGTCAATCACACATAAATATATTGACATAAGTAACCCGAGAAAGAATAAATATGATTCAATTTCGGTGGTTGCTGTCGCAATAAGTAAGGAGTGATGAAATGCATAATGTAACTACGGATTTTATCGCCGCAATGCGCGACACAGGACGCCGATTTGACACGCAAATCATAGTTGGTGACACTGTATATGATTTGAGTGCTATCGAGAGCCTTACTGTCAATATTGACGGCGGCTTTCCGTCGACGGCAATGCAGAGTATTACCGCAACAATTCGCGGCGATTTTAGCGCTCCTGACGGCGTGATTGACAATGTCAAAATCGGAGTTGAAACCGACAACGGCTTCGAGTACATCAATTACGGCAAGTTTTTCTTGTCGAACGATGACGGCACAGGTTACAACACCGACACGGATATGTGGACGGTCACAGCATACGATGCCCTTGTCAATACAATGATTGAAATCCCAACGATTGAGGATGAGGACGGCAACGATACAACCGATGACACAGTTGATGCCGAAAAGACTATATCGGTGCAGGAACTGCTCAACGGAGCAATTGGAATTTTAAGTAGCGTCGGGGTTACCTCGACGCTGCCCGATATGACAGCATATACAGTTATTGCGAGCGCCTATTCAAGCCAAACCTACCGCGACTTGCTTGAGGACGTTGCGGAGGTTCTTTGCGGAATAATTCGGGTTAAGGATAACAAGCTTATTCTAATTAGACCGGGTGAGGTCGAAAGTACAAAAATTGAGTTGCAAGACCTCACGAGTGCAAGCATTAATGACAGCGTGCAGATTTCGGGCGTTCAGCTTAACGGCACAGCAGGCATTCAAAAGATATTGAGCAACGAAACATCGACAGAGGTGCAAGTCACAATATCGGACAACCCGATTGTTGAGTATCTCATTGATAATTCAAGCACAGTCGCAGAGCAGCTGAACGCCGTCAAATCCAACTACACAGCGTATCTACTCGGTAAGACGCTAACGAGCGTCACAGCGAACACAACAGGCGTTGCATGGTATGACATAGGCGACTTTGTCAACATTACCAATAAAAAGGACAATCTTGATTATCCTTTCGTTTTTACCAAAAGTGCAATAACACTGTCGAACGGCTTGACGCAGAGCGTCGAAAGCAGCTTAACATCCAAAACTGAAGAGATAACATATACGGCGGACAGCAAACTGAAAGGTGTCACAAGTGAAATCAACCGACTATCGAGCGGCTTACAACTCAAAGTCAGCAAGGGTGATGTCGTTTCGGAGATTAATCAATCCCCCGAAAAAATATCGCTCAAGGCAAATCGTATTGAGATTGATTCCGATACATTCAAGCTTTCGGCAGACGGCAAAATCGTTGCCGAAAGCGGAACAATCGCAGGCTTCGATTTGACAAATACAGCTTTTGAGAAAAATTTTGCCGTCGGCGGAGTGAATTACAAATTTAAAATTACATCGGACACAACAAGCGAGACGGCAACATATCTCATATCACTTGCAGAGCAAAACGCAGGCGAATATTCGTTTGCCGTTGACACTCAAGGCAATATTGAGTGTGGCGACTTGTATGGCAGCGCGATAAGCTGCACAAAAGTTAGCCTTAGCTCGAGCATCAACGATGCAACCGAGAAGAGCGTCTTTACCGCAAGAAATGGCAGCGGTCATACATATATAGGCTATGCGAGGAAGCTTGACGGAAAAAACACAATCATTGCCGGCGGTACGGTTCAGTTTCAACCGCAGAACGGCACAAATTGCTCTCTGTTCAAGGAATCGTCATCGAACGCAAGGACGATATTCCGTCCTGACACTAACGGTGGCGCATATCTTGGCTCAGGCAGTTACAAGTGGCATTCAATCTATTGCACCGACGGCGCATTTAACGGCTCCGATAGAAAACTGAAAGAGAATATCGCAGACCTTGATGCCGAGAGCAGCAAGGCGTTCGTATTGAGTCTCCGCCCTGTGTCGTATAAGTTGAAAACAGGCGAGGGAAAGAGGACTCACAACGGCTTTATAGCTCAAGAAGTGCGCGAAGCCGCTGAAACCACAGTCGGTGATATAGCTGCGTATCAAGCAAGCGTCATTGACGGCGACGAGGAGAAATACTTTGACCCTACCGTGCCCGACGAAAAGCTATTGTGGCAACTCAACTACAGTGAGCTCATTGCTCCGATTGTTAAACTCGTTCAATCTCAGCAACAAGAGATTGAACAGCTCAAAAAGGAAGTGGAAAAACTCAAATGACAACTTTGAAATTTAAAGTGACGGAGCAATCCGTCATAAAACTCGAACAGAGCGCACCGCTCACTTCGGGCAATGTCGAAACTGTCAAGTGCGAATTTGAACTTGACGAGGTATTCAACGGCTTAACTGTCCGTGCTGTGTTCAACGAGCAAGCCGTGACCCTTGTCAATGGTGAATGCTTCGCCCCAAGCTTGAGCGTTGGACGCTGTCTTATCGGCGTTTATGCCTATGAAACAACCGACGGCAAGACGACTTTGCGCTATTCCCCGAAACCTACATTGTTGAGCGTATGCTCGGGCAGTTACTCAGACAAAGTAGCGGATGCAACGCCGCCCACAACAAGCGAAATTGAGGCGTTTTATGCGCTTATCAACAAGGCAATCGCCGACGGCAAATTAAAGGGCGATAAGGGCGATAAAGGCGATGTCGGCGCAGCAGGAAGAGACGGCGAGCAAGGACCTAAAGGCGACAAAGGCGACACAGGACCGCAAGGTCCGCAGGGAATTCAAGGCAAACAAGGTCCACAGGGTGAGCAAGGTCCGCAGGGTCCAAAAGGCAAGAGCGGACGCGTGAAATGGCGAAAAATCTGTCGTGAGACAATCACGGAATCAGTGGCGCAATATATCCGCGATGTTGACGAAAACGGTAAACCATTAAAATTGAGTAACTGTGCAATTCGCCTTTTAATGCCCGAGTGGTCTACGGCATCGCGAACAACTGTATATGTTAATCTGCGCAAAATGGAAACAGGTGACGAGGACTTCTGGAGTGAGCTTACTCTCACAGCAGCTAAAGTATCGTCTACAAGCGACAGGCATATAACCCAAATCATGGCGCATTGCTCGCCTTGGCTGCATGGTGATATTCAGTATTCACAAAATAAATTAAACGATAACGACCCAAGCGAATTCCCTATTGTAACAAACCAAAAACCATATTATCAAAATAATGGTGATATTTTCTCATTTAGTGCAACAAATTTTATCGATGTGATTCAATTCGATACACAGATGGAGGGCAAGCTCTTGCCGGCAGGAATGACTATCGAGATATGGGGGGCAGATTATGAGGACTAAAATATTCAAGAACGGTGAGATAATCGAGGTTGAGAATTACAAGCCGTTGAAAACTCGCCACAAACCACAAAATCAAGACGAGGAGGCGACCGATAACATTGAGTGAAGCAGTATTGACCGCTTTGATTACAGGCGGACTCTCGGTTGTCGGCGTTGTCATCACTAATCTTGCCGCAAACCGCAAAATGCAATATGAAATAAAACAAAATCAAGCCGTTACGGAGACAAAAATCGAGGAGCTGACTCGAGAGGTGCGCGAGCATAACAATTTTGCTCACCGCGTTCCTATTCTTGAGACCAAGGTGAAGGTTGCGGACCACAGGCTTGACGACATTGAAGAGGAGCTGAAAGACAAATGAAAATTAATTTTAAGTTAAGATTGAAGAATAAGACTACACTTGTGACACTTATAACCCTTGTCGTCACATTAGTTTACCAAACGCTTGGCTTGTTCGGCGTCGTTCCGACCGTTGCACAGTCCGAAATCATCAACACACTCGGCATATTAATCAACATTCTTGTTGTTCTCGGTGTTGTTGTTGACCCGACTACCGACGGAATCAACGACAGCTCGAACGCGCTTGGTTATGACGAACCAAAGAAGGAGGAATAAAATGCCTATTTCTATGAACAAGTGGGTTGAGAAAAATCTCGGCAAGGGAATTGATTACGACGGCGCTTATGGCGTGCAGTGCGTCGATTTGGCGAAGCATTTTATTAAGAATGTTTTGGGCATAGAGCCGCATTCAATCGGCAATGCAATTGAATATTACCGCAAACGCGAGTCGTCAAAATATTTGACAACGAATTTCAAATGGATTTCAAACACACCCGATTTTGTGCCGCAGAAAGGCGACCTTTGCGTTTTTACCTCGAAAAGCGGAAACGGTCATATTTCCGTCGCTACAGGAGAGGGTACAACCTCGTATTTTTATTCGTACGACCAAAACTATCCTTCGGGCAAGCACGAGCCGATGACAAAAATCAAACACACATACGCGTCATTTTTAGGCGTCTTGCGTCCGAAAAATCAAAAGAATATTAAAACGGCGGCAAGCGCCTCGAAGCCGAGTTATAAAACAGAAGTTGGCAAGACTTATAGGCTGAAAGCTAAGACAACACTATACAGTAAGCCGAACCTTTCCGGCACGAAATACACATATCTTGCGCAGACGAAATTAAAGGTTTTGAGCCACGCTTCAACAAGCGTTGACAAAATCAAGGTTATCGCAACAGGCAGAGAGGCGTATTGCAAAATTAGTAAATTTTCATAAAAAGGTCATACGGGAACGCGAACATATAGGAGTTAATATGAATAGCGTTGAATTTTTGACAGCGAACGAATTTAGTAAATTAAAATCCAATCTTGAATTGACGGAGCAAGAGCGTTTCATTCTTGAACATATGAGGCGAAATGACCTCACAAACGAGGGAATGGCGCTTGAACTGAACATTTCGTTACATAAATTTAAACAAATTAAAGCGTCGCTGAAAATGAAGATTTACAAACAAGCGTGTAAACGAGAAAAGGCCCCACCATTTTGGTGGGGTTATTTTTTTATGCCCAAAAACGCCCAAAGGCGTGCGTTTGGGCACGCGAAAGCTTGCTAACATTAAATTGCAGAAAGGATAAAACGATGAAATTTGAATTCTCACAAGAATATATGGGCATTAAGGATTGCCCTTTAGAAAAATGGACTGAAACGCACAAGCAACAACTTAACTCGTGGATTTATCGAGTTTATGCGCAAGGCTATAAGGACGCCTTAAATGACATAAGAAAGGATTGTGACGGCAATGTATCCAATGAATTATAACAGCGTTATGCAAAGCAGGGTCGCGGAGGTTAACGGAATTAACGGAGCAAATGCTTATCAGCTTGCGCCAAATTCAAGCGTGCTTCTGCTCGATTCGCAGAAGCCAATTGTTTACCTCAAGCAGACCGACGGCGCAGGCTACGGAACGGTCAACGCTTTTGACCTCGTTGAGCACAAGGACGAAAGCACAAAAAACCTTGAAAATATCGACGAACGATTAAAAAGATTGGAGCGAGCAATATATGAACAAACTGCTACAGAACAACCAAAATCAGGTCAACAACTTAATGAACAGCCCCCAAATGCAACAGGCTCTGCGGTTGTGCCGGATGCGAGGGATGACTCCTCAGCAATTGGTCATGCAAACAGCTCAACAGCGAGGTATTGACATTAATCAAGTGCTCGACCAAGCGCGAGAATTACAACAGAATTTCAACGATATTAACCCCTAAGGGGGGCTGATATAAAAATTTAAAGAAAGGAGTAAAACGCTATGGCAGAAATGACTCCGGCAGATGTAGGCGCTGTAATGAATAACAACAGAGGCTACGGATGTGACGGAATGTTCGGAAACGAGGGTCTTTGGCTCTTTGCAATTCTTGCTTTGTTCGGCTTCGACGGTTGGGGCAAGAACGGCAGAGGCGGTGAGCAATATGCGACATCCGCAGATGTTCAGCGTGCGACCGATTTCGCCGCTCTTGAAAGACAGAACAATGAAATCATGCAGAACACAAGTGATGTCGGTCTTGGCTTGCAAAGCACCATTAAGGATGCCGCTTACAACAATTTGAGCGAAATCCGCGACCTTGAGGCAACAGTTAACGCAGGATTTGCAAATCAGCAAACCTGTTGCTGTGAAACTCAAAAGGCATTGCTTGAAAATCGCTATCTTGCGGCTCAAAACACCGCTCAAATCAACGCTAACACAACTGCACAGATGCAGAAATTAAGCGATGAGATTAAGCAGAACAAAATCGAAGCATTGCAGGGTAGAATTAATCAGCTTGAACTCAGCAACGCGCTTTCGGGCGTTGTGAGATACCCGACAGCAATGACCTATTCGCTTGCCGGCAATCCGTTTTGCAATTGCAACTCGATGTGTTGCGGTAACATTTAATTAACTTAACGCCCTACTTTGGCGAGGCACGGCAGGGGCGACCCTGCCGTTTATTAATTTATGAAAGGATTTAAGAAAATGAGTAAATCACTTATTTACACAGCGAATTCAAACGCTCAAACCGTAACGGTTGGAAATGTCGCGAATTTTGGAAATACAATCCGCCGCTACGGTTGTAATTGTCAGAACAACAGCACCGCCCTTGTCGCTAACGGTTGCGGCTATTATAATATTGATGTCAACACAACTTTTACAGCGACAGCAGGAACGGTGACTCTTTCACTCTACAAGGACGGCGCTCCTATTCCGGGTGCGACTGCCTCCGTCACGGCGGCGGCAGACACGACTTACACCATAACTATCCCGACGGCAATTCGTGTCAAGTGTTGTGACAGCCTAATCACGCTTGTTGTTTCGGGCACTCCTGTTAACTTTACGAATGTTTCGGCAAGGATGGTGAAAGATTGATGGAGAAATTGAAAAAATATTTCAAAATGATAGTTGACGAAATCAAGAGCGCTGACGAATACGCAGATATGGCGGCAAAATTCAAAAGCACCGATTCAGCTCTTGCTGAAGACTACCACGAAATCGCAGAACAGGAGCTTCATCACAAGGAAGTGCTCGAAAAAACAGTAAAGCAATATATCGACGCTTGCAAAAACGAAAGCGGTGAATCTTGCGCTGATATGGAGGTTGTTTTTGATTTCGTCAAGGATGTGTCAGAAAGTATGGTCGAGCCAATAAGAGCAAAGCTGAATTAAAAGCAGAAAAAAAAGAGGCGAAAGCCTCTTTTTTTATTCTATATATAAAATAATAATTTATACCTATTATAATATGCACTATTTATTTTTTTAATTGCAAAATCATACAAAATTTTGTCAAGAGTTTTTTTAAAAAAACTCTATTTTTTTGATTTATTTTTAAAAAAGGGTCAACCAAGGGTCAACCAA